CGATTGCCTCTTAAATCCACTAATCAAGATCGGTGGTCTTGTAAAAATTAACAATAAAGACATCGCGCAGGCTGATATTAAACAGCTCTACGGCTACCCAGATTATAGAGGTATGACGTTCTTTGCCACGACGGATGACGATGGTGTTTACAAGGTTTTGGTCCATGAGATCGAAGGCGATACCCGTGAAAATCCGTGGTACTCCCACCTAACTTGCCTTTTGGTAGACGTAAGCGCTCCGGCAGGGAAACAGATAAAGCCCTACGATGCTGGAGGAGCGACGCCACAAGGCACCGTCTCTCTCGGCAAGATTAGCGTGCTCCCCTAAATGGACCCACGCGAGAGGAACCTTGACCTCCAAGAGATGCTGCAAATGGCGCTTGATGGACGCCAAGCAGAAATGTGGACGTCAATCCCAGGTATCTTGCAAGCATTCAATCCGGCTGAGATGGCGGCAACGGTTCAGATCAGTTTGATGCTTCCCTTTCGAGCGACTAGCGGTGTGTTGACCTACGAGAAGGTAACGCCGTTGGTTCATTGCCCCGTCCAATTTATTGGGGGTGGTGGATACACAGCGACCTTCCCAATGGCCCAAGGAGACGAGGGACTCCTCTCGTTTGCCATGCGTTGCATCGATGAGTGGTGGCAGCATGGGGGTTACTCCAATGTGCTCAGTGAATTCAGGATGCACGACATCTCGGATGGATTCTTCATCCCGGGGTTTCGCTCCAAGCCTCGTGTGCTGTCAGGGTTCAGCACGACCACGGCGCAGTTTCGCAGTGATGACGGGCTGACTTTCGTAGAGCTAGGGCCGGGAATAATCAATTTGATTGCCGACGAGGTGAACATTCAAGGACGGAACAAGACGACTATAGCAGGCGCGGAGATGATCGTGCATGGCGTCGATAAGACGACCTTCGACGCAGGAGGCACCGGCTTTGTTTATACGCCCGCTACAATAGACGATTACACCGAAGGGATTACTCCGACGCTCCACCCGCCTAATCCGCCGGAGGTTCCTACGTGAGATACCGTGCACTGAGTCCGTCTGGAGATTATACGTTCGGGTCCGGCTCCTCCACGTTTTTAATAAACTCTCCTGCGACGGTCGCACAAGCGATCCTTACGTCTTTACTACTTTTTCGTGGAGAGTGGTTTTTGGACGTGACGGTCGGGGTTCCCTATAGCACTCAGATTTTGGGGAAGCAGCCAACTCAGGACACGGGAAACCCTGATACACGGGCGTCCTACGATGTCGCTATCCGGACCGCAATTCTTGGGGTCCAAGGCGTTCAGTCCATCGACGCTTACAATAGCCAGCTCATCAAGCGGATGCTCATGGTTGATGCGACCGTGACGACGATCTATGGGATGGTTTTTATTTCCACGACGTTCGGCCCGAATGCCCCCCAGCCTCAAGTGGTCGTTACGCCCTCGGGGGCGACTATCACCGGGCCTGGTGGTGAAATCATAACCAATTAGGGAAGCCTCGTATGAAACTCCGAGTTCTGTTTTTAGTCCTGCTTGCGCTCGCCTCCCCGGCTGAAGCGCAGATACAAATTCCATTCCCAAATTTGGACTCGGCGGCTATCCCCTATAGCGGAACTGAGCAGTTCTTGTGTTACCAAGGCGGCCAGCCTGTCCGGTGTATCGTTAATCAGGTGCCGCAGTCCGCGACCAAGCAGGATTTGGCACTCGCGAGCCTTCTGCTTAGCGCACACGGAGACAATATAAATTGCAACGCTACCGGCGATACCCAGTTCACATTGTACTTGCCGACGCCCAACTGGATGATCGGCTTATTCCAGATGTTCCTCGTATCGGGCACGGCGGGGTCGGCGACTATGGGGCTTTATACAGGGCCTGGGCAGACTGGTATAACGCTCGCTGCCCAGACCAGTCTGCCCACGGCATCTGGAGTCAACACTGCCAACGTATTAAAGAGCTTCACACCAGCAGTCACTAGCGCCGTTTTTAATGCTACCATGATCTACGCAAACATCGGGGCGGCGGCAGGAGGAACCTGTGCCGTCTCGGTTTACTTCGCCACCCGCCCGCTGCCTTAGGTGAGGTTTTGACTACATTCCCGCTCCCAACATTGGCATGCTCGATAACTTCGACAGGCATCACCAGTCCGTCATACGCGGATATTCTGTCCAGTTTGTTGGCCTCCTTCCAGGGCATCTATGGATCAGATTCGTACTTGGCAACAGATTCGGCGGACTACCAGCAACTGGCGATCTATGCGCAGTCCCAATTTGATTCAAATCAAGCCACGATTACAGCATATAACGCCTTCTCCCCAAGCTTTGCGCAAGGCACCGGACTATCTGCGGTGGTCAAGATAAACGGCCTAAAGCGTGAGGTGCCCAGCCAAAGCATGGTCCAAGTTACCGTTGGCGGGACAGCCGGCACTCCAATCTTTATGGGGGTTATTGGTGACGATCAGAACCTCGGGACGACTTGGGACCTCCCGGAGAATGTGGAGATCGACAATACCGGGGCGGTGGTTGTCGAAGCGACATGCACACAGGCAGGCTCTATTAATGCGTCATCGGGGACGCTCACACAAATCCTGACACCGACCTTAGGGTGGCAATCGGTGACGAATACCCTAGCAGCCGTTGCTGGGGCGCCGGTAGAGATGGACTCAACCTTACGCCAGCGCCAGGCAGTGAGCACGAGCCTCCCAGCCTTATCAATAGTTGATGCCATGCTTGCCGAGGTCCTGGACCTCCCGGGCGTCACGCGTGCTATTGTTTATGAGAATGATACAGGCTCGACTAACGCGATTGGTATTCCAAAGAACTCTATAGCGTTTGTGGTAGCAGGCGGCGTCGTTCAATCCATCGGCAATACGATTGCGCTGACTAAGACGCCGGGCACGGGAACTTATGGGACGACCCAGGTCAACACCGTCGACCGGTACGGCATTCCTAATACGATCAATTTTTATATCCTGTCGGAGATCGCTCCAACCGTTGTGGTGACGATCAAGCGGTTGGCGGGATATGTCTCATCAACCGCAGCTTTTATCCAGCAAGCGGTCAGTGGGTTCCTCAACAGCCTAGCTATCGGGGAGTACTCCTACCTTGGGAGGCTATGGGGACCCGCCAATCTTTCTGGTGACGCCGCGACGGCCGCTACCGGGTTGTCTCAAGTACAGCTCGATGCCCTCTCGTCAACCTATACCGTCCTCAGCATCACACAGTCGCGCGCGGCGCCACCTGCTGATACGACCGTCACTGGTGGGCCTTACGTTGCGGGGTCGACCGCGGTCGATGTCGCCAGCGTCCAAGACATCTTCCAAGGGTCGCAAATTCAATTCGTGCTCGACGACGCTTCCTTGTTCGTTGCGACTGTCTCCAGCATCGCCGGGTTGGTACTGACGATTGCGCCAGGGGTCCCCGTTGGACGGAATATCCCGACAGGAGCCAACGTCTACCTCCACTCGGATATACAAATCCTGTTCTATGAAGCGGCGGAAGGAATCCCCGCTGACATTACGGTGGTTGGGGTATGACCGGCGACATCGTTCCATATACTAGCCTTGCGACGTCCGAGTATGCGTCGAAACCGCAATTCATGGCGGTGCTGGCAGCTCTCGTTCAAGGGCAGGCCGACAACCAGGAAATCCTGCAAAGTCTTCCTGAGCTATTTGATCTGGACTACGCCGTTGGAGCACAAGAAGACGTGCTCGGCCTTTGGATAGGTATCTCACGTTATATCGCGACGCCACTGGTCGGCGTCTATTTTTCGTGGGCGACCGCCGGCCTTGGGTGGGGGCAAGGCTTATGGAAATTCCCGGATGATCCGATTGATGGTCTGACAGTCCTACCTGATGAGCCTTACCGGATAGTCCTTAAAGCCAAGGTCGCCGCGAACCAATGGGATGGCACGATCCCTGGCGCATACAAAGTGTTCACGACGTTATTCGCCTCGGAAGGATTTACGGTCCTAATCCAGGACTACGATGACATGAGCATGGTTATGGCTCTTTGGGGGCCGACCCCGGATGCTGTAACTTTGGCCCTCTTTGAGGGAGGCTATTTCAATCTCAAGCCGGGAGGGGTGCGTATCCGTGGCTACTTTACGGAGCCCGCACCCGACGCTCCTTTCTTTGCTTGGGGCGTCCCCGCTAGCCCCTACGCCGCTGGCTGGGGATTAGGTAGTTGGCCGGTCGTGTCGCCAGGAATATGAGGATGATCCGATGACAGTTGATTATATCCCGTTTGCGGCGCCAGCGCCGACAAACCCGGTGATGAGCCAAGTAGACTATGCAGCGTTGGCTCCCAACGGAGTAGCGCCTGGATTAGCAGACCCTACGGCTTATAATAAAGCGACACGTCAAGCCAGTATGGTTGCTGCGATGATCGCTACTTTCATTGCCAACGTGCTCACAATCAACGTCAACGATGACGGGAACTTGGCGTTACTGCTTACTAATTTCGAGGCGGCCCTTGCCTCCTATATAGGCGGCTTGGTTACAGCCCCGATTCGAATTGCGGCCGGAGGTGTGACGATTAACGCTACCGCTGCCGATGGGACGATTGCCGTCCACAATACAACGACAAATCCAACAGTAGTTAACCTCCCCGCAGCGCCGCCACAAGGGCGTATCGTCTCAGTCAAGGACGACATGGGGAATTTTAACACTTACAACTGCACGGTTAAAACGACCGACGGGACGACTATCGACACGCTTAGCGGCTCGGCCCCCGGCTATGTGATGGCCGTCGATCTCGGCTTCGCTAAATTTCACTTCAACGGCACACAATGGGACGTGGTGGGATAACGCACATGATCAACCGCATCATCACTGCTTTCCTTGTTTGGTTTTTGCTGACGACAGGAGTGCTAGCGCAGACCGGGCGGTACACCGATCAGAACCAATACGCTGTGGCGGGAGGCTCCGCCAATGCCGTCACCCTGACCTATCCTAACTTCCCAGCGACACCTCCACAAGGGGTCCCTTTTCGATTCAAGACAGGGGGATCGGCGAACAGTGGGGCGACCACTGTCACCATCGCAGGCGGGTCCGGCACTAAGAACCTTTATAAGATAAGCGCTACCGGCCCAATAGCGCTGACAGGTGGCGAGCTTCCTCCCAACTCCATTGTTGAGATCGCCTATGACGGCACCCAATATGAGCTTCAGAACTCACAGGCGGCATCGGCATTTGCCCCTCCTGGGGCGGCGTCTAAACTGGTCGTTAGCACGACCGGGAACACGACGACTACTGCTACCGCCAATCTCGTTGTTCTCCAGAATGGTAGTGGCAATGAAATCTCGGTTACGGCGGTCTCTTGTAGCATCAACTGGGCTACGACAGGCGCTAATGCTCTGGATACTGGGTCACTTGCCGCGTCTTCGTGGTACTACATTTTTGTAATCAACAATGGAACGACAACGGCTTGTCTAGGGTCGGCCAGTTCTTCAGCGCCGACCCTACCTGCCACCTACATCTATTTCGCCAGAGTTGGTGCTGTCCCTAGTGATAGCTCGTCACATCTTATGCGCGTCCTTCAGATGGACAAGACTGCGCAATATGTGGTGACGGCTGCCACTAATACGGCGGCGCTGCCAATTGTTGCGAGCGGCGCTGCTGGAAGCATCTCAACTCCCACCTTTGTTGCGGTCACGGTTCAAGGTAACAGCTTTCCTATTCCTCCGACTGCGAGTGAAGTGCATATCGGCGTTGTGAATACGGGATCAACCAACGTGCTAGTCGTGCCAAATAATTCCTACGGCGCTTCTACCTCAAGCAGCAACCCTCCATTTTGTAATTCAACGGGTACGGCGGCGGGCGCAGCCATCTTTTGCTCCTTTGGGCTCGAAAGCACTCAGGTCTTTTGGGCAAACAACGCCGCCAACGCTTTGTTAAATATTGTTGGATGGAAAGATAACCTTTAGTGCGGAGGACTTCTCCATGTTCCGTAAGGCTTTCTTAGTTGCTGTTGCTCTGTTGTGGTTAGCCTTGGCTCCAGCTTGGGCGGGCTACGCCTACTCCAACAATGGGTTATCGTTCCGATCATGGGATGATCCGAACAACCTACTAGCCGGAGAAAGTTATTTCGACGCGTCGCCCACGGTACAGCAGCTCGAAGGAGCGTTTGCTGGCTATGACGCGGCGGTCGCTGCGGCAGCGCTCCCAGCACAGATGCAAACTGTAATTATGGCCGGCCTGACAATCGCCTGCGCACAAAACGCGAGCATTTGTACCAGCACAATAGCGACAACTTGGGCGTTGGACCAAACTACAACCGATCAGATAGGATCAGTAGCTCGCGACTTCGGCGCGAACCTTGGCCTTCCTGGAGGACTTTCCACCTTTACATATCCTGATGCCGGGCAGGTTCCGCGGGCCATGCCCGGAGCGCAAGTGCAGGAAGTATACAAAGCACAGCGCGACTACCTACTAGCGCTCGATACGGCGATCTTTGCGGCTTCGCAGGGGGCTCCCCTTGTGTTGCCGCCGGCGACTGTTTCTCTTCCGTAAAGGAAGTGCTATGGACTTTTTCCCGGCTGCCGTCTCCTTAGTCCTAGAAGAGGAAGGGATTTTTTCAGACGACGCCCATGATAAAGGAGGAGCCACGTATTTCGGTATCTCGCGTACGGCGCATCCGACTATTCCTTGGCCTCCGACGAAAGAGCAGGCCATTGCACTTTATAAAAGCCAATACTGGACGGCACACCGTTGCGATGAGATGACGTGGCCTTGGTCGTTAGCAATCTTTGACGCTGCCGTGAATCAGACAGGCTTAGCGATTAAAATCCTCCAAAAGACACTGAGTTTAGTTGTAGATGGCGTCGTCGGCGATAAGACGCTCGAGGCGCTTGGTGGGCTCTACAGCGCTGACCATTTCCGTATGTACCTAGCGCTTCGTGCCGACGCTTATTTCCGGAATCAACAATACGATACATTTGGACCAGGCTGGCTCTCTCGTTTAATTCGGATCGCGCAAGAATCGGAACACCCCCCAGGGATTACGTAGATGTTTTTGAAGCTCATGAATGGCGGGAGCGATTTCCAGATGCTGGAGGTATCATCCTGCTCATTCAAGGGCGAGAGGGCGGTCGTCCTGTTAAAAAATGGAGATGAGCAGGAAATAATCCTGACCAGCAACGCCTACATCTTGAATGATGACGGAAAGACCGTCGAGATGTTCCGGCCTTATCCAAAGGCAGAAAGGAAGACACTATGAAAACAATTGCTATCGTAACGGTTGGAGCCGCTGCTCTAGTTGGGACTGCTACAATAGCTGCTTGGGCGCAGCTCGGCGGCGGTGGAGACGTTTCTCCGAGCATTGAAGCAAATAGTTACTATAAGTGGGCGTGCTCTAACCCAACACTTGTGGAGCCAATTCTTGAATGGCTTGTCGCGATCATCGGTCCTGCCGCTATCGCCAATGCTATCATGAAGAAATTTGGCATTACCAAAGACAGCCCGGTCATCGGTGTAATCATCCCGATTCTCCGGCGATTGGTCCTTGACGTTCCTCCGCCACCCGCAGTCATGCTTAAAAGCGCTGCCGACGTCCTGACGGCGCAGCCAGAAATCGCTGCCGCATCTGGCGCTAGTGCTGAGCATGTAGCTGCTGCCGCAGTCGCTGTTGCTAACAAGCCTTCATAGGACGGCGTTCATGGTCCCGATAGTCCTCCCTCATATTCGCTTGTTCGCTGACGTAACCGCGGCGACCTACGACCCCAAAGCGGTCCCCGCCTGGCAGAACGTCGGGCATACCAAGGTCGTCCACTGGTTCCTCACGGAGATCAATGGGCTCATTACAATTAATGGCGAAGGAACATCCGATTTCTGGGAATGGGTCGTAGACTTCATGGCTCTCAAGGTCCAATTCAATCATGACGCCTACGGGCCGGTCCACCTCGGCATCTACCATGACGTGATGAGCGTGATTGACGGAGTATGCTCGTTCTTGGAGGCAAAGGGTTGGCCTGATTACGCATTCGATGGGCACAGTAAAGCAGCAGGAGAGATGATCCTCGCGCATGCTGAAATGAAGCGTCGGGGCCACCCACCCGTAGCGACCTTTGCATTCGAGCCGCCGCATGTTGGCACGTCGGTTCTGCGTGACTATCTCAAGGGGGAGCCAATCACTTGGACGGCAACCCACAACCACCACGGCATGGACCTTGTAACGGTCATTCCCGGCGACATACCGCTAGTCCAATATCCGTATTTAGCCATTGATGGGCTGATGGAACTGACGGTCCCTGACAGCTTCGATATCCCTACCAAGCACAGAATTCCAGCGGTGATCGCGGCGTTGCCGGTAATTCCACCATGAAGATAGTCTCGTGCTTATCCGGTTAGCACACACAGCTACCTCCTGTGGTGCCAAGAGCCCGGCTTTCTCCTACGAGACGCGGAGCACTCCGCGCGAGAATGTTCAAGGCGGCGTTCACGTCGCGGTCATGGACCGTTCCGCAACCATCGCAAGCCCATTCTCTTATTCGCAGACCCGCGATGCCTTTCGGTCTCGATGCCGGCAAGGTGCCGCACGTCGAACAGGTCTGGGAGGTAAACTTCTCGTCAATCTCGCTGTAATCCACGCCGTGCCTAATGGCCTTGTATCCGAGCATAGTTCGAAATGACGACCAACTGGCATCGAGCACTGACTTCGCCATCTTCGTCTTGGCGAGAGCCGATGCCGAAACATTCCCGACTACGATACGGCAGTTGGCCCGCACGAGGTCGGTTGAGGCTTTGTGAAGCTGATCCTTGCGGCAGTTGGCAATCCTGGCGTGGATCGCCCTGACGCGCTTCTTGTTGTGTGCTCGCTGCGCCGCGGCGAGCTTGCGCTCATGTGCGCGATAGTGCCGAAGCGCCTTGATCTTTCGACCGTCGCTGCAAGTCGCTAGCGTCTTTAGGCCGAGATCAATGCCGATCTCGCCAGCACCATGAGGGCGGTCATCCGCGACCTCGACTACGATGTTTAACCACCACCGGCCGCGAGCATCCTCATTGAACGAGCCGCCCTTGGCGGTTTCAGGAATGGGGCGGCGGTCAGTGCCGAAAAACCGGAATTGCTTCCCGAGGTAGGTGACGGCGTTACCAACGATTTGCCGGTCGCTAGCACGAAATGGCACCCAGCCGAGGACGCGCTTCGGCCCAAAGCTGGCACGGAAACGCGGCGCATGCTTGGCCTTGTCGCGGCTCTGCGCGAACACGCGGCAAACCTCATGGATGCTGCCGGCATGGGTGCCCAACTCTTTCGACGTGCCGGCCGTGAGCTTGTTGAGATCGAACTCCGAAGGCCATTTCCGCTTCGGAGCACCAGCCTTGTAGCGGGACTCTATGTCACGC